TGCGACCAATCTTACGATCACGAAGAATGACATCTCCACCATCGACGCGGCGAACTGTCATGCGAGTAGACTCACCATCATATGAAATCACTTCAGCACCATAACCAGTTCCACATGCCTCACCATCAGTCAGAATCATCAGGTTGACTTTATTGATACCAGTAGATTTCTGGAACTGAGGTATGATATCTTTCATCACCAAGATAGACTCATTCAAAGGAGTGCCAGACAGACCCATACCAATGGTGCCATGGTATGAAACATAGTGTGACATCGAGAATACTTCACGCCAGATGTTACGGCACTGACGATCAAAGTTCTTGGAGTTAGAACGAGACGACAGGATGTTCATCATACGGAAGAAAGACTTATTGATATAAACTTGATTCTTCTCGATGTGTTTCTTGTATGCATAGTATTCATCATTGGTGATCTCAGGAGACTTACCATCAAGAGCACGTTCTGCAGGAATCCACTCATTAGTGAATGCATAAACCTCAAAAGGAATACCAACTTTCTTACAGAACATAGTCAAGGTAAGGAGTTGCTTGATAGTAGGATGCATGACACCACCCATAGAACCAGACCAGTCAAGGATAAACAACATTCCATGGTTCTTACCCTCAGGAATGATAGTGACTTTCTTGAACAGATCTTCGTTGAACTTGTAGGTGTGTAGTTTGCTAGTATCAAGAATACCAGTGCGTGAAGTCATTGCACGAGAGTATGCATCAGCAGACTTCTTACACTCAAACTCTTTGACGAGATAGTTAACTTCTTTCTGAATGGACTTCTTGAAAGAGTTGTATTCTGCATCAGCAAAACTATAGTCATACTGCTCATCGGAGCACTCATCAATCCAGTCATGGATGGTAGTCCAGTCAACAACAAAGTCAGCAGGGTTGAACTTAGGGATGTCAACATAGACATTGCGACCAGAACTATAACGATTGTTTAGACCTTGAGCAGCACGATCAAATGATCCTTGAGTTTGTGACTCACTAATCTCAGCAGCACCACCAGCAGAAGGGAGTTCATTCTCTTCTTCGCGGCGAGCTGCTTCTTCCAGCATCTCTTCATGCGTCATGCCATCTTCATCACCTTGCTGCTCAGATTCTTCGTCATCTGTGCTTTGACTTTCAGATGCATCGGAACGACCGTCACCACCAGACTGAGGAACGTTTGCGAGATTTTCCATCTCCTTCTGCTCTTCCTTAGCAAGTTCCCACATCTTCTCTGCTACTGCAACTGCTTCATCGAAGGTCTCTGCTGCAGCACATTCGTCAACCAGTTCCTGCTCAACAGGAGTGAAGTTGATGGAGACACCAGCGGTGCCAATCTTAAAGTGCAGGTTCACACGGTCAATAAAATTTAGAACATCGAGATCCTCATCTGCGATGCCAAAGAAATCTTGTGCATTCAGTTCACTGTAACCACCATAGAAAGACTTTCGTAGACCAGGATATCGTCTCTTCATCAGTTTCTCGATACGTGCATCCTCAGTCACGTTTACATAATCACAAGGGCATGAGAAGTTATCCCATACAGGAGTGTAGAGAGCATGTCCCACTTCATGACCCACTAGAAGATCATAGACAACATTGGATGCCTTATCCCATGAAGGCAGAGTCAAGATACGATCATCCACGTTGAAGGATGCAGTGGAAACATTCTTGTGCTCTACCACAAGGTTCTCGGTTGCCAGCAGACGAGCAAGGTTACCTTTAATCTCTTGGGTCAGCATGTCTCTCTTGCGTTGATGCATATACTATAAGACCCCTGGCGGGGTTTGCCAGAGGTCAGTAGACGGTTCTTCAAGTGTCTTCGTGCTTCTCGTCTTGCTCTCATTGCCTGAGGTTTAAGACGACGCTTTTGATCCTTCTTAGAGTGGTGCTGCCAGTTTGGCGTGGTCATTGTTCCAAGGTAAGTGAACATTAATATATAACAAAAAAGAGGACCCGAAGGTCCCCTTAGTCCAGTTTGCTGATTGTCTCTCGGACGACCGAGTAGTTCTTGACCTTCTCTACATTAAGAGTTCGATCATACTTATCGTTCATCTGTTCCTTGTGAGAGATGACAAACACCGAGATACTGTCATCAAAGTTTCTGAGGATCCAACCAAGATCACTACCCCCTTGCTGATCAAGAGATCCATCAAAGATCTCATCTAGTATAAGGAGGTTAGTATCCACACTATTCTTAAGTTTAGCAATGCTGCGCCAAGTAAGCAACAGAGCAATATCAATACGAGATTTCTCTCCTTCGCTGAAAGAGGCATAAGAGAATTGATCTCGAAAGCGCGACTTGATTGTTTCTTCAAAGTTTTCATCAAGAGTAAAGTTAACGTAGAAGTCCATACCCTGAAGATACTGATTAATCAGCTTGTTCATCACAGGCAGATACTTCTTAATTATTCTAGTCTTGATTCCATTGTCTTTCAACAATCCAGAAGCAACACTTAACATGTCTTTATCTTTTTTAGATTCAGACAACTGAAGACTGAGTTCTTTTTTCTCCTCAACTAAAGTTTCTAGTTTAGTGAATGCATGTTTCTTATCCCCACCACCAGACTCTAGGTCTTTGATATCTTTCTCAACATCTACAATAGACTTACGAATCTGATTAATCTGAAAGTTTGATTGAGAGATCTGTTGATTATTACTAGTGATCTCAGTAGAGAGTTCGTTCCATTTATTAAAACGATTCTCTTCTTCACCAATAGCAGAAAGAATATCATTGTATCCTAGAGTCAACTCATCCAGTTTTGTTTTACCAGATGATATTTTATCAGTTCTAAATTCATCAGAAAGATCTTGTGTGCATGTAGGACAGACATGGTTCTTCTCAAAGAACTGATGTTCTTTTTGACATGTCTGTAATTTAGAACTCAACTTGATGAGAAATGTGTTTAGTTTCTTAAGTTTGTTTGAAGATGTAGAATACTCATTAATTTCTTCGTTGAGTTTTTCTATAACATCACTTTTTTCTTTAATAAACACATGTTGTTTATTCTCATCTTCTAAAAGTTCGGAGATCTTCTCTTCTTTCTTAGAGATATCTGCTTTGTTCTTCTTGTCTAGTTCAAGAAGATAACTCTTCTGGATATTAACTTTCTCTTTGATCAAGTCAACTTGATAATCAAAGTCCATGATCTCTTCACGATTGGATCGGATCTTATCGCGGAGAAGCACGTTCATTGTGGAGAAGATTTGGATATCCAAAATGTCTTCAATAATCTCACGTCTTTGTGCAACAGGAAGACGCATGAACGGAACGAACGTCGATGAACCCAGGACTACAATTTGTGTAAAAGATTTATAGTTCATCTTAAGAACGTTCTGCTCGAAGTTCTTCTGCTGATCTACAAGAGTAGATTCTTGATTCCAAACTTGTCCATTATTATAGATCTCAAATTTATTAGGTTTGATTCCACGGACAACTTTGAATTCATTCTTGCCGATGCTGAATTCAATTTCAGTCACACAATCTTTTTCATTGATACTGTTCACCAGCATCGGTTTGTTGATCTTACGAAACGGTTTGCCAAACAAAGAGAACGTAAGAGCATCAAGAATGGTAGACTTACCTGCACCATTCTCACCAACAATCAAATTAGTTTTGCATGTGGTGAGATCAACCTCAGTAAAGACGTTGCCCGTAGACAAGAAGTTCTTCCATCGTATAGTTTTAAAAATGATCATAGAACAACGTTATCAGGTGGTATCAGCAGGTCGTCTGGAGTTATTATAGCATACTTCTGATCTTTTGCATTACATGCTGCAAGAATTAGTTCAGCATCAATGTCCGTAATGCTCAAGGGTATCTCATCTTGGGTTGCTTGATCTAAGATCATGCTGTGGTAGCGTTCAGCGTCATCATACTGTTCAAAGATAGGAATGACTTGATCACCCACATCATTTGCGAGGGAGAAGACGCCAGTGTCATTACCTTTGAGAGTTAGGATGAACATTATGCTACTTCGCAACTTTCAATATATAGAGATTTCATCAATCCTTTAAGATCTGATTTATTGACGGACATCTCTACCTCATCAATATACTCGTTCAACAAAGTCATTGTATCTTTGATCTCCAAGTTCTCATCAGCATCTGTTAGATCATCTTCTAGAAGAGTCTCGGCAATCTTTACATCGTGAACACCTACGTTGTAAAGACGATCAACCAATGTCTCGAACATGTGGTAGTCTGACTTTTGTTCCACGATGATTTTGATGAACTTGTTTTTATAACAAGACATGTCTTGTTTGTTGTAGTCCACACGGGTATCGTCATAGAAGATTTTGTCGAAGATCTCATAGGGATTTGCGACAAACTTAAGTCGATCACTTTCAGTATCGTAGATATGGAATCCACGACGGTCTTTATAATCATTCCAATACATCTGATAAGGGTTACCTAGGTATGTAATATTACCTTTCGTAGACTTATGATGATAGTGTCCAGACCACACACGTTTGAAACGATGGAACAAAGAGGCATCCATACCATGATCCATTTTCATTCCTGGAGTAATCTCAAAACCAGAAAGTTCTAGATGTCCACAAACATTATCTGCATCACTAGTCTCAAGCAAGTTTAGGATATCTTCTTGATTCTCTCTATTAATCCAAGGGAGCATCAAGAATTTTTTACTACCAAGTTTCAGATGCTTAGGTTCAGAATAGATGGTGATGTTATCGTATTGCTTAAGCAACAACTCAGGTGAGTTGATCTTATTGGTGTTCTTGTAATACACACAATGATTACCCAGAAGCATGTGAACTTTGAAGTCTTTTAATTTATCAAAGTAATTAGTTGTAACTCTATTACAAACATTAAAATCTATAGACTTTCTATTATCAAAAGTATCACCTAGATCAATGACTGTATCAATACGTTCTTTCTCTAGAGTTGGAAAGAATACATCATCGTAGAACTTTTGAAAATAATTCCAGAATGCTAGATTACCTTTGCGACCATCTAAATGCTGGTCAGTGATAATTGCAATCTTCACAATTTAACTCCCATACTAACAGAGGTAACATAAGTATGATCATCAAGTGTTCCTTCCTGCAAACACTTAAGATGCCATCTTGTTATCTGAGTAACTCCATCTTCAGTAGCACCAGTAATAAAGTTAGCACCATAAGGTTCTTTCAATACGCTGGTATAAAGACCAAAGCGAGTTGCTTTAACATAGAAGATATCATCAATCCAAACTTGATCGTCAGGAATATTCTTTTCAATCGTAGGATTAGATCCTAGACTAGTTGCTAATGTAGATTTCATCGATTCATTCTTGTTTCAATGTTTTCTTTAATGCTGCCCATATCTGAATAGGACATGTTCATTCCTGCCATGTCTCCTTCAAACTTCTCTGTATACATAACTTCTTGATATCCAGACTTCTCAAGGATCTTACTCTTAATCTCCAATTGCTTCTTCTCCTTCTGTATGCGTCTCAGGAAGGCGTAGTAGATAATCTGGGTGAAGTATGCAAAAGGATTGGAACTCTTCTCTGGGTCGAAGTTATCGATGTATTGTAGGCAGTTCTCAATGCCATCACAGATCATGTCCTCACGGAACATGTAGTTAACAAAGTTTGGTTTGTATGAAAGGTGTGTAGCGATCTTCAGGAAACACCCACCCACATAGTTGGTGACTCTTGGACGAGGTTTGCCTTGTTCCTTTGCACGATGAACCTTGCTACGATACTCCGTGATGGCAGCGAGGAACTCTTTGTTGTTTACGTAATATTCTTTGTTTTTGGTCCTTGCCATACGGCTGTTTGCTTCTCAGAACATTATAGTCGATTATCAAGAACATGTCAAGGCTTGACAGATCCTCAGAAACTTAGTAGAATAACTCTGTAAGGGTTCAAGGGACAGAGTATCTTAGCTTCTTTTAAATAGAGATTCAAGATTCTTCTTGACTTCCTCTACTGATCCTATGTAACCATTGTTCTTTAACTTGTTTGGTTTCACATCACAATCTTCATTGAAGTTATCTTCATCAAGATTACCTAGGTAGAAGTTTTTAATTTTATCATCTAGTTCTGTCATCGTGATGACTTGTTCCATACGAATAATAAACATCTCTTCGTATGTTGCTTTCATCCACTCCTTCAAAATAAAACCAGATACGTTCTTACCATGTTTTTTAGTGTGGTGATGTTCTACTAGTAATGGTTTCTCAATAAGGAGGGAGTCCTCTTCTTTAAGGTAAGATACCTTAGCAACGATCTCCTCTCCTGATCTTAATTTTATACTTGAATAGAATTCTTCTTCCATATTATTTTCTTAGATCTATTTTTACTTTTTCATATTTAAAATTCTCTTCTTGATAGATCTTCACTCGTTCGTATAGATGTCTTAAAGTGTAATTAGATCTTGTTTCGTTAGAGATGTCATCAGCAATATCATAAAGTGTTGCGATGTCTTTACCTTCTCCCTTCCTCAGGACTCTACCAATTGATTGTAGGTTACGAACTCTTGACTTGGAAGGTGATGCGAAAATAATATTGTGTAATCGTTTGATGTTAATACCAGTAGAGAAAGTTCCATAAGAAGCAATAATAATTGCATTGCTTTCCTTCTCAGCAATTTCTCGAACTTCTTCTCTGGAATCTACATCAACTGAACCATGGACGAAGAATACTTTTCTATCGTCCTCTACCACATTATTTATCATTTCATAAAGTGGTTCACCATGCTTCTCGACATAGTTGAATAGAACCAATGTATTGCCATCTAAATCTTTAACTAGATTCTTGATGAGGTTGTTTCTTTTTTGACATGTAACAAGATACTCCATCTCTGCATGGTAGTCTTCAAAGAACTGATACTCATGCTTACACATAAGGATCTTAATTCTAAAGTTAGAAAGGTATCCTTGCTTGATTAGATCATCAGTTCTAGTAACCTTCTCACACTTACCAAACAATCCTTCTAGCACCCACTTGTGTGTCTTGCTCCCATCAAGAGTGCCAGTGAATCCAAAACGATACTTGGCATTGTGCAACTTAGTCATGATGCCTGTCAGACTCTTTGACTTAAATAGATGTGCTTCATCACCGATAACACAGTCAATGTCATCGAAGTATCTTTTGGGAAATTTATAGATTGATTGCCAGGTTGATATGATAACTGGTTTATCAGTATTCTTATCTTTGCCTGAATAAATGGTGTGACAATTGTCCTCTGCATTCCATCCATAGTCTTTGAAATCTTTTAGCATCTGCTCTACTAGAGATGTAGTAGGAACAATCAACAGTATTTTTTTATCTGTCGCGACATAGTATCTAACAATACTATAGATCATTAATGACTTACCAGATCCTGTTGGAGATAAAAACAAACCACGGTTGTCTTTAAGTGCGCGATAAACAGTATT